CTCCAAGGGGGCAGCATGAAAGGCAAACAGGCAATTCTGCGTTATCTCGAAACGCACCGGACCTTCACCGCGAAGGATGTGGCCACAGAGTGCGGCATGACCATCAACTGCATCACGAAGAACGCTATCGACCTGGAGCGGGCCCGCAAGATTGTCCGGGTGAGCAAGGTCTGGCGAACGGTGACTTATCGCCTGGCGACGCCGGAAGAGCAGGATGGCACCGCGCGCAGCTGCACCAACGGAATATTTCAGGAGTGCCGCAACAGTCCGGCGATGAAGCGAGTATTGATGGTTTGGGGGAGGGTAGGGGTATGAGCAACAAATACGAAGATCTGATTAAAAACGCCAGGATGAATGCCGACTGCGGTGAGCACATGTCGCCCGCGGAAGTTACGACCCTGCTTAATGTGGTTGAAACCACATTCGCGGCGCTGGCTGGGGAAGTGTACGACCTGAAACATCCTGGCACATACCTGCCATCGAAACGCGAAGCGCCTGCTTTAGATGCTTTCCTGGCTGAAGTGCGGGCGCATGACCTCAACGCTTTCATTCGGCATCACAGTGCAGAACTGGATGCGCATATTAAAAACGGTGGTGAGCAGTTCGACGAAAAATCAGTACGCATCAGAGACATCATCGTCTCAGCCCGCTTGTTCAGGGAGCAGATTCGCAAGGAGGCCGCCCAATGACCAACATCGACAAATTGAAAGCAGCCGCGGCTAAAGCTGTCGATAACTTCGACCCGAATATGTTCGTGGAAACTCGCGACGTGCTGGCGCTGCTGGATGAGCTGGAAGCCAAAGACAAGAGGATTGCTGAGCTGGAGGCGCGGGAGGTTGTACTGCCGAGTACGCAAGATGTTCACCCATTAGGGCCACAGTCGGCGAAAATTTTTTGTGAGTTTCACCGGAGTATCGTGAACAGATGCGCCGATGAGATTCGCAAGGTTGGTGTCAAAGTCAGCATCAAGGGGAATTAGGGTTATGACTGAATTAACCAAAGAATGGCTCCTCAGGACAATCGCGGAGCTTGAAGAAGAGCGCGATTCTATGCTCGGCGTTGTAAACGAAGATGCGGCCATGGCGTTGGCAGCGATGAAACTAGCGCTGGCATCGCTCGAAGCGGAGCCGATTGGGTTTGCATTTGCTGATGATGTAGACCTGATGCGCAAAAAGATAAAAGTAGGCGGAATGCTTACAGTTCGTCATCAGGGAGAGGTTGCTCTTTACACCGCCCCGCCAGCGCCGGTATCTGTGCCCGCTGCGATGGAAATGGATGATGACTTTGACAGCGCGTTTGAACACGGAAAAGCTGTCGGCTGGAACGCCTATCGCGCCGCCATGCTTCAGGGTTCCGAACCTGTAACGACGGCTTACAAGTCTCCAGATGATTTTATTTGCATGCTTACTGGTAGAGCTAAATATCTTCGAGAAAAAGGAGAGATCAAATCACCTGAGCTTTTGGAGCGAGCTGCTGCCGCGCTTCAGGATGAAATCGTTAATACTCCACCAATTCCTAATGGATGGAAACTTGTTCCGATTGACCCAACAAAAGATATGTTGCGTGCTGGACAATCGGTGGTTGGGTTCTGGCTGAATACAGTGCATTGCTACTCGAAAATGCTCGCCGCCGCACCAGAAGCGCCGCAGCAGGAGGTGAAGCCGTGACCTTCAACCGCTACGTAATCACCGTGGTGCTGCCGAACCTGATTCTGTGCTCACTGCTCGGTAAGCCTGCACTGGCGATCGAGAAGGTTGCACGCAAAGTTCGCCTGGCATGTGGTCGCCGCATGGAGCGCGTCATGTTAGATGCACCACCCAAGGAGAAGCGCGATGCCTAACCCATTCGACGCATAACTAAACGTCAAGCAACGTTTGATTATTCGTTATCAGCCAGCCATAATTAAGTCACCGCAGGACTGAACACCCGGCGGTGACTTCTTCGCATTTAAGGGGACTTAAATGCGACCACAATCTGAACTTTCCACGTTGTCACAGATGCAGAAATGCACCTGCGATTTTCTGCATTCTGCGGTTTCCGTTAAGGAGGCCGTATGAGCATGAACAAAGACGGCATCCGTCTGCACAAATCCAACTTTTCCGCCATCGGGCAGCAGATACAGCCAATGCTGGAATCTGGCGACTGCTATCGCCTCATCATCAAGCCCTGGAAAGACAAGCGCAGCCTCTCCCAAAATTCTCTTCTCTGGATGTGGAATAGCGACGTTGCATCTGCCGTCAACCACTACTCCGAAAGCAAGTTAACCGAAGAAGACCTTCACGAGTTCCTGAAGGATATGTTCTGTCCCGCCAAGCCTGTAACCGTTCTTGGTGAAACCAAGATGGTGAAGTCCACCAAGCTACTCGACACCGAAGAAATGACCTTCTACCTGCGCCGTATTGAAGTCTGGTGTGCTGAACGCGGTATCAAATTGCGGATCCCGGCCAACTCCGAATATCACTCAAAAGGACACGACCATGTTTGAAGAAGAGATTTGGAAAAAAACTTCTATATCAAGCGATTATGAAGTCAGTAATTATGGTCGATTCCGATCCTTAACGCGCACCGTTAGCGTGATGAGTGGCTACAAGAAGGTTTTAGAAGGTAAGGACTTGAAGCCGTTTGACGTGCATACCACTGGTTACCTTCAGATAAAGATTCGCGGCAAAAAGTATGCAGCTCACAGGCTTGTCGCCATTGCATTTTGCGACGGTTACGACGACGGATTAGTTGTTAACCATAAAAACGGCAACAAAAAAGATAACCGCGCTGAAAACCTTGAATGGACAACTCCGTCAAACAATCTTCGCCATGCCTATAGCGATCTTGGTGTTATCCCAAATCAGCTCGGTAGGTTCGGTGAGGATCACAACGCAAGTAAAGCGGTAATTGCCACATGCCGTGTTACAGGAAAAGAGGTTCGCTACGCTGCCGCTATGGATGCGGTTCGTGATGGGTTCGACAGTGGCTGCATTAGCAGGTGCTGCGCAGGTCACTCATCTTACCATAAAGGGTATAACTGGCGATTTGAGGGTGAGCGCAATGAGTAGCCCACTTTCCCGCGTCATCACAAACGAAATCTTCCGCGTTCCGGCTCGCCGCCAGCGCAAGTCCGTGGTTAAGCCGTCCGACATCCCGACACTGAAAGACTACACCGCCCGCCTGGTGGATCAGAAATGGCTGCGTCTCGCGGCGAGGAGAAAATCCGCATGAGCATGTATCAACGCATTAATGGCGCTGACTGGCGCAATATCTTCGTCGTAGGCGACCTGCATGGGTGTTACACGCTGCTGATGAATGAGCTCGAAAAAGTTTCGTTCGACCCGGCGCGTGATTTGCTGATTTCGGTTGGTGACCTTGTTGACCGCGGCGCGGAAAACGTCGAGTGCCTGGAGTTGATTACTATGCCTTGGCTCCGGGCTGTGCGAGGAAACCATGAGCAGATGATGATTGATGGGCTATCGGAGTATGGGGACGTCAATCACTGGTTGGTAAACGGTGGCGGTTGGTTCTTCAATCTCGACTATGACAAAGAGGTGCTGGCTAAGGCTCTGGTCCATAAAGCGGCTGAGTTGCCACTCATCATCGAGTTGGTTACCGCTGAACGGAAGGTCGTTATCTGCCACGCTGACTACCCGCATAACGAATATGCGTTCGACAAGCCGGTCCCGAAAGACATGGTCATCTGGAATCGCGATCGGGTTAGCGACGCTCAGGACGGCATTGTCTCGCCGATAGCCGGTGCTGATCTATTTATCTTCGGACACACTCCAGCTCGCCAGCCCCTGAAGTATGCCAACCAGATGTACATCGATACCGGTGCCGTGTTCTGCGGAAACCTCACACTGGTACAGGTTCAAGGTGGTTCCCATGCGTAAACCATCCCGCCGTAAGTGCAAAGTATGCGGTGAATACTTCGTGCCGAAATTCCACGACATCCGGATCCGCTGGTGTAGCCCGGAACATGGCGCAATCCTCGCGATGGAAGAACGCGAGAAGGAGAGGGTTAAGGCCGCGGCGAAACGCATCAAGGAACGCAAAGAGAAAGAGCGCGCGGAACGCCGGGATCTGAAAGCGAGAAAGGTGGCGCTGAAAACGAAACCGCAGTGGAGGGCCGAAGCGCAGGCGGCTTTCAACCGGTACGTCCGTCTGAGGGATGCAGGTAAGCCGTGCATCAGTTGCGGCAGGCTGCCGGAGCAGAAGTTTGGCGGAACCATGGACTGCGGCCACTACCGCACCCGCGGCGCAGCGGCGCACCTGGCTTTCAACCTTCACAATACCGCAGCCCAGTGCGTCTATTGCAACCGGGATCGGGACGGCGCGCAAAAGGCATTTGAACAGGGCCTTATTGAGCGCATCGGTGCCGAAAAAGTTGAGGCGATAAACAACGACAATTACGTCCGCCGGTTCGACATCCCATACCTGCAGCGCATCAAATCCATTTTCACCCGTAAAGCCCGCGCGCTGGAAAAACGCCGGGCCCGCCGACAGGAGGCCGCATGAACCACGCCGACTTCCTGCGATACCAGGCAGAAAGCGTTAAGCGCGCCAGCATGCCACCAGTAGCAAAGCACAGCCAGACCAAAACCAACCAGCCACAGAAGGAAGCCGCATAATGAAACTGGAATTAACCAACGACCAGCATCAATGGGTAGACCAGTGGCTCCAGTTGTGGGGCGCATGGTGCCAGACCGGCAAGATTGATAAAGCGATGATCAACATGATTGCCAGATTCATGGCTACCGTCGAGCCCCAGCAAGCATCACGGCCGGTATGTAGTGATGATGACGGGATGCTCATTGATGCTGTCATTCGCCACTACCTGAAGAATGTGGATGAAAATGCCTGGCGGGTTATCTTCGCCTACTACGTCTGCAACTCCAGCGAGATCCGAATTGCATCATGGCAGCATGCAGTAAGTAAGCCTCGCCTGATGAAGACTCGTGGCGGCAATCAGTATAAACACCCAAGCATCTCGACAATCCGCAGAGAGGTGAAGCAAATCATCAATGCTTCACTGTTCTGTTTATACCAGCCGCTGCAAAATGCGTTTAACGATCGCGAAAATGTGATGAAAATTGCAAATAAATCACACAACGTGCTTGCAATTTAATGAACAAATGAGCAAAATAATTCGTATATGTTGCCAGTGTTGTGTGTAACATGAATGAATTCGAAGCCTCGCCATCGTGCGGGGCTTTTTCGTTTCAGGGTCAGAAGCACAGCGGTTGTGCGTTCGGCTGTTAACCGAATGGTCGAAGGTTCGAATCCTTCCTGTCCCGCCAATTCTGCATCTGTCGTAGTTTGGGAATTACGTCTGGCTTCCAACCAGAAGATGCGGGTTCGATCCCCGCCAGATGCTCCAAATTCGCCGGTCTAGTTCAGTGGCAGAGGTGGAAAATGCCGAGCAAAGATTACTATCTTAATCGAAGGGCTAGGCTTGCTAAGGCCATGGAAAAGTTGGGTGGTCGTTGCGCGAGTTGCGGATCCAAAGATTCGCTTCAGTTTGACCACATAGATCCTTCCACCAAATCAGCAAATGTAAGCGAGATGCACTATCACGCAGATTCGGTGTTTTATGCTGAGGTTGAAAAGTGCCAACTACTATGTTCTGCATGCCACATTCAGAAAACCAAATTTGACCTTAGCTACTTAGTAGCTGGTGAGCTGAATGGTATGAGTAAGCTAACAATGGACAGCGTCCAGTTCATCAGAGAAAACTACATTCCACGTCATAAGGTTTATGGAGCCAGAGGGCTAGGGAGAATGTTTGGTGTAACACATCAAACAGTGCTTTCAGCCTTAAATGGCGAAACCTGGAAATAAGCTGCGCGTCAGAGGTTCGATTCCTTTGCCCGGCACCAGAACCCACTGCCTGGGACCATTCGGCCAACGAGCCGACATTGCCTTACCCCCATATTGCCCGCCTGTCGCGGGCTTTTTTATTTCGGCCGCAGACAATCAATTCCAGATGCCCCGTAGCTATCGTGTCTGACGGCCTTCCCCACTACACGAACAGCACCCGCATACAGCGAGGTGAGAGTATGTATCGAATGGACAAACTAACGACTGGTATCTCCTATGGCGCATCAGGAGGTAGCGCGTTGTTCTGGTTCAAGAGGCTTCTTGATGGATACACGCCGGAACAGTGGGCTGCGATTGGCGTCATGGGTAGCTTGATGTTTGGCCTCCTGACCTTCCTGACGAACCTGTACTTCAAAATTAAAGAAGATCGGCGTAAGGCCGCGCGAGGTGAATAATGTCCCCAGCACTGCGAAACAGCGTTCTCGGTGCCGGGAGTGCGATTGCCGTCGCCGCTGCGCTAATCACCGGGCCAACCGGTAACGATGGCCTTGAGGGTGTGAGATACAAACCCTACCAGGATGTGATCGGCGTCTGGACTGTCTGCTACGGTCACACCGGAAGCGACGTAAAAATCGGGAAGACGTACACCGAATCAGAGTGCCGTGCGCTGCTCAATAAAGACCTGACCACCGTCGCCCGCCAGATTGACCCGTACATCCAGAAGCCGATCCCCGAAACGATGCGTGGGGCTCTGTACTCGTTCGCTTATAACGTAGGCGCCGGAAACTTCCAGACCTCCACTCTGCTGCGCAAAATCAACCAGGGCGACCAGAAGGGCGCATGCGATGAGCTGATGCGCTGGACTTATGCTGGCGGCAAACAGTGGAAAGGTCTGGTAACCCGCCGGGAGATTGAGCGCGAAGTCTGCATGTGGGGCCAGAAATGAGCCGCCTTACCGCCATCATCACCGCGGTTGTGGCTTGCCTGATTGTCTGCCTTGGCTGGCTGGCAATGCACTACCACAACGCCGCCAGCAAGCAGCAGGCGCGAGCGGAAACCGCAGAGCAGCAGATTAACGCCGCTGAGTCAGTGACCTCTAACGTCCTGACCACCATGACCATCTTCAACACCATCTCTGAGGCCAATCAGCATGCAAAAGAGCAGATCGCACTGGACGCATCGGGAGCCTCGGCAGATATCAAGGTTGCTGTTGCGAGCGATGACTGTGCTCACCGTCCTGTTCCTGATAGCGCAGTTAAGCGGCTGCAACAATACGCGGACGGTTTACATCAAGGTGCCGGTGGTGCCGCTCCCGGTAAACCTGACAGCTGAGACGCCGCAACCGGCAATGCCGGACCCCATGTCATGGGGCCAAAGCCTGGACCTGAATGTCAGCCTGCTTTCTGCCCTGGGGCAGTGCAATCGCGACAAGGCCGACATCCGGGAAGCAGAGAAGAAACGAGCCTCGCAATAGCGGGGATTTTTGTTGTAACCAGAAGACGAAGAAGGAAGTAACAATGTTCACTGTAAAAACCATTATCAATGGTGTAACCCATATCTGCGAGTTGCCTACATTCACAGTAGCTCGACCTGACTCAGAAAGATTTGACGACATCCTCAAGCTTACAAATGACCACTCTAACCCTGACTTTGCTATCTGGCTCCCGGATGTGTATGCCGACCCAGAGTGCAAACACGCACTTCAGGAAGAGGAGTTGATTGTCAGTGAGCGCGATGGCGTATTGGACCATGATGCCATCGCTGTCCTTATTGAAGACTTCGAAAGTCCTGAGCATGCAAAGAAGCGCGCCTTTGATGGCATCCGTTACCAGTTCATCTATCCGGGTGACCAGGTTTACGTGATGAACTCTCACGGCTCAACCATCGAAACTGTTAAGTAGGGCATTACAGGAGCCCTTCACTGAGGGGCTTCGATAATGTCAACGTGAGGTAAGTATTATGGCAAAACCGGACTGGGGAGCACTGCAAGACCAGTTCCTCGCCGAGCATGCCAAAACAGGTATTTCCCCCAAAGACTGGTGCCAGGCTCAGGGACTGAATTACGCCTCTGCGAAACGCTACATCAAAGTAACGTCGTATGGTGCGAAATCGCAGAAAGAATCTGCGAAAAAAAATGCGAATTCGCAAAAGGGAAAGGGCGAGGCCAGCAAATCCGGGAAGGTCAAAAAATCCGCCCGTGAAACAGGCAGCGCCAAAAATTCCCGAGACGCGAAACCGATACGCGGATCCCGCACTGCACCGCCGACTAACGCTTTCCAGCCTGGCAACCAGAATGCACTGAAGCACGGTGGCTATGGCCGCAGGATGCTTCTGTCTGACGCAATCACAGAAGATGCGAAGCTGCTCACTCTCGACGATGAGCTGTTCTGGCTGCGCGCTGCGAACCTGAAGGCGGCAGAAAATATCGGGCGCTGGCAGGCTGAGCTGGAGCTGGCCGATGATGACAAAGCGAAGGATCTGCACTCGCTGATTTCCTCTGCTGAAAAGGCGATGCACCGAAATACGCAGCGCATCGAGTCGCTGGAGTACACCAAAGGCTCGATAGAGAAGCTACGGGTCGATGCCGCCTACCGCGAACGCGCCACTGAGAAAGTGGAAATGGAAATCGACATCATGAAGGACGGCGACAGCGACAACGCGATCGTCGTACACAATACCCTGCCGATACCTGGAAGATGATATGGCCGACATTTACCTCCCGACTCTGCATGACGGGCAGTTAAAGGTCTGGTCCGATTCCTGGGAAGGTCAGCTGCATGCTGTCCGGTGTGGCCGACGCTGGGGTAAGACTTTCATGCTGTCCAGCGCCGCGGTTACTTACGCAACAGCGCCTTTTAAGCGTCCGGGCATGGACATTGAGCTCGGCGGCCGCGTCGGTATCTTCACAGCTGAGTATCGCCAGTATCAGGAGATCTACGACAAGCTCGAAGAAATCCTGCTGCCGCTGAAGAAAAGCTTCAGCCGCCAGGAGAAGCGCCTGCTGCTGAAGAACGGAGGGAAGATTGACTTCTGGGTCACCAACGACAACAAACTGGCGGGCCGTGGCCGTGAATACGAAATCATCCTGATAGACGAGGCGGCGTTTACCAAGTCGCCGGAGATGCTGAGGGAGATCTGGCCAAAGTCGATTAAGCCAACGCTGCTGACGACGAAAGGCCGGGCCTACGTATTTTCAACGCCTGATGGGGTGGACGAAGAGAACTTCTTCTATGCCATCTGCCACGACAAGAATCTCGGATTCATCGAGCATCACGCGCCGACATCCTCCAACCCGTTCGTTCCGCCGGAAGAACTCGAGAAGGAGAAGGCCAACAACGACCCGCGCGTTTTCCGCCAGGAGTTTCTGGCCGAGTTCGTCGACTGGTCCGCCGCTTCGCTGTTCGACGTCCGCAAATGGTTCGAGGGTGAGAATCAGGATCAGCCTGTCGATTACCCTGAAATGTGCCAGGCCGTCTTTGCTGTCATGGATACCGCCGTAAAAGGTGGATCCGAGCATGACGGCACGGCGGTGGTGTATTACGCCGTCGACACCAGGCCCGGTATTCAGCGCCTAACCATTCTCGACTGGGATGTGGTGCAGATTGACGGCGCGCTGCTGGAAACGTGGATGCCGTCGGTGTTCGACCGCCTCAACGAGCTTTCCGGGCAGTGCGTTGCCATCAACGGCAGCCTGGGCGTTTTTATCGAAGACGCCAGCATGGGCAGCATCCTCCTGCAGAAAGGCGAAAGCCTGGGATGGCCGGTCAACAAAATTGAGTCTGCCCTGACCAGCAAAGGAAAGGACGAGCGCGCCATTATGGCCTCCGGTTATCACTACCGCGGCCTGGCGAAAATATCCCGTCACGCCTACGAGAAGACGGCCGTCTTCAAGGGCGAAACAGCAAACCATCTGCACAAGCAGGTATCCCGATTCCACCTTGCCGACAAGAAAGCGCATAAGCGCGCCGATGACCTGCTCGATGATTACACCTACGGGCTGATCATCGCCTTCGGCAGCGGCGACGCAATCTGACGAGAGAACCAATGAACGAAGACGATTTCGAAATCGGCAGCTGCTCTCACTCAGAGTTGATGGCATTGCTGGACAGTGACGACATCCAGCCCGGCTCTACGGCTGGCTATCAGACCTGCAAAACGGTTTACCTCTACCACCCGCTGGGCGGCAAGATGGTGGATCGCCCGATTAAAATGGCAATGAATGAGCCGCGCACCGTGCATGTTGCCCAGTCCTATGGGCTTGAGCAGCGCCTGCGCGACGCGTTCGAGCGCGAATGGAAAGCGATGGGTGCGAACCAGCACATCGCCAACGCCGCACGCATTGCCCGCATTTACGGCGTATCAGCGATCGCAATGCTGGTGGATAACCAGGAGCCAAATGAATCGCTGGACTACCGCACGCTGTACAAGCACAACGTCAGCTTCAACATTCTCGACCCGCTGAACACCGCCGGCAGTATCGTGCTGAATCAGGACCCGAACGCGCAGGACTTCCAGAAAGTCGACGGCATCCGGGTTGCAGGCAAGCCGTATCACAAATCGCGCTGTGTCGTCGTGCAGAACGAGGATCCGATTTACCTCGCATACAACCCGGCGGCGTTCGGCTTTACCGGGCGCAGCGTGTACCAGCGAGCGCTCTACCCGCTGAAGTCTTTCATCCAGACCATGCGCACAGACGATATGGTTGCGGTGAAAGGCGGCCTGCTGGTGACGAAAATCAAGGGGCCAAGCTCCGTCGTCAACAACATGATGCAGAAGCTCAGCGGCATTAAGCGCATGATGCTTAAGCGCGGGAAGACGGGAGAGGTCCTGCAGATCGGCGAGAGCGACAACATCGAGTCAATCGACCTGAGCAACCTGGAAAAGCCTCTCGACTCTGCGCGTAAGCACATTCTCGAGAACGTGGCCGCCGCCGCCGACATGCCAGCGATCATCCTCAACTCTGAGACATTCGCCCAGGGCTTCGGTGAAGGCACTGAAGATGCCCGCGCCGTGGCGGTGTACATCGACAACATCCGCGAGTGGCTGGACCCGCTTTATGCGTTCTTCATCCGCGTGTGCCAGTACCGCGCCTGGAGCATTGAGTTCTTCCAGTCGCTGCGTGCTGACTTCCCGGAGCTGAAAAACACCTACAGCGTGTATTTCGCGAGCTGGATAAACAACTTCGAATATCGCTGGCCGTCCTCCCTGAAAGAGCCGGAAAGCGAAAAGGTGAAGGTCGACGAGACGCGCTTCAAGGCTATCGTGAGCATGCTGGAAACCTTGCTGCCTCAGCTCACAGCAGATCCTGAGAACCGCGCGACGATTATCGAGTGGGCGTGTGAGAACGCCAATGCCAACGAGAACCTCTTCCCTCAGCGGCTTAACCTCGATTATGACTCACTGAAAGATAACCCACCACCGGAGCCGCCAAAAGCTGAAGAACCAGGCGGCGGGATGATGCTATGAACACTTTCACCCGAACAGTGAGAGACGCGGTGAAGTTCTTTCTCCGCAACGGCTACTCGTCCCGGGAAGAGCTGGAGCGCTGGCAGGCGATTATCCGCCAGGCCGCCGAAAGCGAAACCGCCGATGACTACATGGCGATGGTCACCCGCAACCTGACGAAAGCTTACGACCTGCAGGTTGGTAGCGCTGGCGCGCTGAAGCGCCACCAGGGCATATCCCGGTTTACGCTCAACTACCTTGAGCCGAAGCTGAGGACGGAACTCGACAGGCGGATCCTCGCCAGCGCTGACCTAATCCAACTCAATCGCAAAAAAGCCATCGACACTACGTTGTCGCGATTTAGCGGCTGGGCCAGCAGCATTCCCTCAGCCGACAGCATTGCGCTGACCGGCATTCAGGGAACAATGCGGGAGACGGCAGCGCACATTCAGAAGGCCGCCGAGAAGGTGGACTATGAAGCGCGCCGGGTGATGATCGACCAGAACCATAAGCTGATAGCCAACATCGACAACGTGATCGCAACGAGCAATAACGCGATTGCAGCGATATGGCACAGCCACTGGCGGCGGCCGGGTTATGACTTCCGGGAAGACCACAAGGAACGCGATCAGCTGTATTACCTGATTCGCGGGAACTGGGCGCAAAAAAACGGGTACGTGAAAGCCGGGCCTGCCGGTTACCTGGACGAAATCACTCAGCCTGGCGAAGAGGTTTTTTGTCAGTGCTACGTGACCTACATCTACAACATCCGAAGCATTCCTGAATACATGCTGACCCAGAAGGGGCAGAAGTTCATGGAGTCGATGAAGAAAGCAGCATAGGAGCATTAAAACGTGGCTATTTTTGGCAGCGGGATAATGTTCCGTCAGGGTAAGTTCGTCTTCCTGATCCAGCGCTCGGATGATGGCACGTGGTGCCAGCCTGGCGGAACGGTAGAGCCTGGCGAACTGGCTATTGATGCCGCACGCCGCGAGGTGCTGGAGGAGGTGGGTTATCAGTACGATGGCCCACTAACCCCTCACAGCGTATATGGCGATTATCTGACGTTTCGCGCCGAGGTGCCGGAGAGGTTCGAGGCGAAGCTTGACGACGAATCGCTGGCTGCCGGATGGTTCCACATTGACGATCTGCCCAAGCCGCTTCACCAGCCCTTCGCTGAGATGCTGGCGCAGCAGGAGCTCAATGAAACCGAGGTGGCCGCGCTCATCGCTGACGGGACGCTAAGCAGCCCGCAATTCTTTATCAACATGTGGATGTTCGCCATCCGGGTAACCGGAACAGGGGTTACCTGGCGCTCTGCAGATCAACAGATGGCCTTCCGTAACCCGGACGACTATCTCACCCCAGAGTTTCTCCAGCGAGTTGCCGGTGTACCGCTTATCTGGCTGCACCCGGAGAAAAACAAGCTCGATAGCGATGAATTTGCGAAGCGTGTTATCGGCACCCTGACGAACAGTTGGGTTGCTGATAATGGCGAGGTCTGGGCTATTGCCCGGGTGTACGACGCTGAAGCCGCCGAAATTATGGCGACACGGCAGCTGAGTACCTCGCCAACCGTCACGTACAGCGAAGCGCAAGACTCAATCATCAAAATCGACGGTCAGCCTCTATTGGTGGAAGGTTCCCCGGTATTGCTCGACCACGTTGCAATTTGTGAACAGGGCGTATGGGACAAGCTCCTTGCCCCTACTGGTGTTAAATCTGATTCCATTCCAAACGAGACTGAAAAGATGGACGAGGAAAAAATCGTAGCGCTGATTAACCAGACGCTCGACGCACGCATGGCTAAGGCTGACTCAGAAGAAGCAGACCGTAAAGCCAAGGCCGATGCCGAAGAAGCAGCCAAGAAAGAAAAGGCTGATGCTGAGGCAAAAGAGGCCGAAGAGGCGAAAGCCAAAGCTGACGCGGAAGAGAAAGCCGCGAAGGAAAAAGCAGACGCCGAAGCCAAAGAGAAGGCCGACGCGGAAGAGGCAGAACGTATGGCGAAAGAAAAGGCTGACTCTCAGCTGCGCCAGGAGATCGCAGACCTGCGCTCCCGCATCCCAACCGAGTTGAGCGATGAAGAGCGTAACGAAGTCGCCGATGCACAGGTGAAGGCCGATAGCGTGTTCTCCTGCTTCGGCAAGCGCGCGCCGGTTCCGCTGTCTGGTGAAAAGCCGCTGGCATATCGCCGCCGTCTGATGATCCAGCTTCAGGAGCATTCGCCTGACTTCAAGTCCGTCGACCTGTCCTCTATCGCTGACTCAGCCTTGCTGAGCGTGGCCGAGAAGACGATTTACGCCGACGCGCAGAAATCGGCAAGCCTGTCTGTTGGCCCTGGCATGCTGCGCGAAATTAAACGCGCTGATGCGACCGGTCGCCAGATCAGCACTTTCGAAGGCGATCCTGCTGCCACCTGGGCTCCGTTCCAGTCCGGCAAGCGTCAGGTCACCAGTTTCAACAACCAGGCTTAACGGGAGCTCTCAAGCATGGCTAACTTATCTCTTAACCCGATGGCAACCACGAACGCGCTGGGCTCCTTCGGTGTGCAGTCCGACGGTTATATTCAGGGCGTGGCGCTGGATGACCCGGCCAACCGCTTCAACCTGGCAGCGGGCACCGTGGCGGCAACGGAAACCAAACCTCTCTGGGGCGGCCTGCCGGTTGCTGAGCTTCTGCCTGGTACCAGTTCAAGCCCGCGTGGGTCATACATCCGTCGCGCTGTATCTGTTGCCGAGCTGGAAGGCTTCACCGTCTTCAATCAGGCTCACAACGGCCTGACCACTCCGCAGTCGCCGGTCCCGCTGTACGCCTCCGGCATGAGCGTTTCGTACTACCGCCTTGGCTCTAACATGCGCGTTCCGCTGAAGGCATCTGCGCAGGTTATCGCGCTGGGCACTTCTGGCGCTTCAGTGAAAACTCAGCTGGCCTGGGACTTCGTAAACAACCAGATCACAACTGCGGCGGCGGCCGGTTTCGCTGGCTCTGATATTGCGACAACTGCTGTGACCTATGCCAATGGCGTGGCGACGGCGACAACCGCATCAGCGCACGGCCTTACTGCTGGTCAGTACGTGAAAATCAGCGGCGTTGCACCTGCGGCGTACAACGGCACTGTGGTAGTGCTGTCTGTTCCAAGCTCAACGACATTCACCTACGCACCGGCAACTGCACCAGGCGGCGCTGCTACCACACAGGGCACCATCGGCGCGGTTGCGCTTTCCGACATCACGCTGCCGGTAAAAGTGCTCGCCATCGAATCAGGCAACTCCAAGACTGTCAGCTATGACAGTGCGACTGGTTTCCTGACCTGGAATAACACCGACAGCTGCGCGCTGGTCTTACTTTAATCGGGAGCTGAATTAAATGGCTGCAATTACCCCCAGCTACACCATCGTCAATCCGTCGTACATCGCGCCGGAGATGATCATTGGTTATCAGCAGGCGTCAGGTGCGTTTGAAACCATCGCCAGCGGTAACCCGCAAGTCCGTCTCGGCGCAGGCGATCAGTACGTCTACATGCGCCGCCTGGATATTCGCACCCAGACCACTTCCAGCCAGTCCGGTAACGGTAACCAGCTGCCGAGCGTGGCGCTGGATGCGAAGATGATTCAAACCCCAACCTACCTGTTCCGCTGCCGTGGTATCTACGATCACCATGACATGGCCGCTGCCGGTAACTGGAACTTTGCACTGCCGGAAGCTCAGCGCCTGGGCATGCGTCAGGGCATTTTCCAGCAGCTGCGTTCTGCTCTGCTGTACGGCATGAACCCAGCTGGCGGTGAAGGCCTGCTGAACACTGCTGGCGCGACGACCGAGTCCCTGCCTCCGGACAGCAACGGCAACACCACTGTGCTGACCTATGACCACGGCCAGATGGCGGTATATCTGCTGGGCCACGTACAGGCCGCACTGACGCGCACCATGCAACTGGGCCGCCAGCAGCGTGTCGTTATCCTGGGGCCGCAGCGCGTCCTCGGCGCCATGGAGATTCAGCAGATCGTTCAGCTGACTTCTTACCAGCGTCCTGGTGGAGGTACTGACACCGTCGGCGGCACGGTGAAAGAAGTGCTGAAAGGCGCAAACGTCCAGGTTGACTGGGTGTATGACGATACCCTGATCGGCGCTGGTGCTGGCGGTACCGACGCGGTGGTAATCACCATCCCTGAGGTCGAAGTTCCAATGGTCAACTCGACTGTGAACACCAACGAGTTCGCCAAGCTGACTCCGTCTCTCGCCGCGAACGCGCTGATGTTTACCGACATGGCCGCGCCGCGTGAGATTCCAACGCCGATCGCTGGTGGTGCCATCGATGTTCTGTCCGAAATGCGTTCCACCGCAGGCTGGGCAGTTCGTCCTGAAGCCATCACCATCCTGTCCATGGCGTACAGCGCCTGATTCATTCTTTGAAGTGGTTAAGCCTCTGCCGGGGAAACTCAGCAGGGGCTTTTTTACGAGGGTAACCAATGAAACTCTATATCGCTAACACCACCAAGCAGCGCCAGATTTTCGCCTATCGCAAGCTGGAGACCGGTCGCCTTATTCAGATCCCGATTAACCACGGCGACCAGATGATGGTACTGGATGGCACAACTGAAGAGATTGAAGCGGTGGTGCAGCACCATCAGGTTTATGGTCTGGTTGACTCGACAACAATCGACCAGAGCCAGGCATTTGTCGGCCTGTGCTACAGCCTGAACAAGCCTGTATCAGCGTCGGTAATCGAAAAAGCAATCCGCGATAACGATATTCACCTGACCCGTGGCGCCCACGGCCGTCGCCAGGCATCCGTAGCGGCTCTGGATAGTTCTCTGCGCGAAAGCGGTACCGGCTATTCCGGCGAAATGGAAGTCAGCGCTGAGCAGGCGAAAGGCCGCGAAGACAGCGAAGACACCCCAACGGTTAACGAAACAATCGTGACTGAAAAATCCGGGAGCAAGAAAAAATGACAACGAGCCTGTCTGGACTCATCGAATTCGTTCGAACTGACATGGGCGTGACCGCCGCGCAGGTTCCCGACGACTCGCCGTCTTTCACCCTGGCGTATGGCGGCGCGGTTGAGTGGGTAAACCCTGATATCGCGTGCGTCACGCCGAATCTGTACATAGTGGCCGTGTACAACCTGGGGGCGTCTTTCCTGGTCAACTATGGCACGGAATCTGTATTCGCCGAGTTCAGGAAAGAGTATGGACTGAATAATCTCAAGGCTGGCGTAATTACTGGAGCCGGGGATAACTCAACCAGCGCTCAGCGCCTGGTGCCGGACTTCTTCAAAGACCTGTCACTGGCTGACCTGCAGATGCTGCAGGACCCATGGGGCCGCCGGTACCTGATGATTGCCCAGCAGTTCGGCAGCCTGTGGGGGCTGTCATGATCACCTTCCATCTGGGAGTGTTTGACATCCCGTATGAGGACGAGAACACCACGACAGGAGACGTCGCCGAGTATCTGGAGGAAAAGTACCAGATCATGCAGACGTTTTTCGACAGGTACAGCAACGACATTGCTGACCTGATGGCAAAGGATATGGCGGAACAACTGGAAAACTTGATTGCAGGCTTCCCGCCGCAGAGTGACCCTTTTCGACAATCAATGTCACAGATTCATGACCTGTTCGTCGGATTCCTCGACAACGCCGAAATGAACGGATTGCCTGGCGTGCCAACGAAGCGCGCGCTGGAGGGTATTTCGAAGCGATTCAAGAGCGGAAAAGGGCCGAAACCTCGCCCTTCATTCATAGATACCGGAACCTACCAAGGGGCTATGTGCGCCTGGGTGAGCGGGGTGCTAAATGCCTTCCCTGGATGAGTTGCAGCAAACTGCAAAAACCGAGCTTAACGCCACGCTGACGCAGGGTCTTGATGACCTGAGTCGCTTTCAGGTGGTCACGTTCACGAAGTATATCCGCAAGGTGCTACCCCTCGATGGCTTCGTCTTCTGGGTGAAGGCTTCTGTTCTGTCGGACGACCCCAGCAGTGAGCCCGATACTGTTGATGTTAAGGGTTATCTGCACCTGACGACCGAAATCATCCAGGACGACGAGCAGCTCTACGACCGGAACGTCGTGACGTTTACCGCGCAGGCGGACATCGACCCGTTCAACGATATCGGATCTGATGTCCTGTATATCGGCGAGTTCTTCGGAATTCAGTTTTCTTTCTCCCGGCGCACCGGGCTGAACGAACCGGCCAACCTCTACCACTACACAGGGGAGGCAATCTTCCCCTACATGCGATCGCAGATCATCAACTCTGCCGACGATATCGACCTGTCGGACGTTGTGGTTTCGAGTTCACTGCCGGTATGGCTGGCGCTGAGCCAGTACATGCCGATGTTCCCGGCAATGCTGTCGACGCAGAACCTGTCTCCGCCGTATGCAACGGTGAAGTGCAGCAACACCGCGCCGATCGCCGGGAGCTTTTACCTCGATGAGCAGCAGAACCAGTATCAGCTGGTTTCCGAGGATGTGACGATCTCCATCACTGGCCTGCGCAATGCCGGGGTTGAAGATTTTCTGAGGTACGTACAGCAGTACACGCTCGGCGATGACGCGGAAATGGGCGTGATGAATATCCCGGTAGTTCAGGACGAGCGCGTCACGCAGAACGAGCTGAACATCATCGCCATGAGAAAAACCATCAAGTTCAAAGTCAACTATTACCAGCAGCGCATGCGGAACGTCGCGCGCAAGCTGATCACGTCAGCGATTCCGTCCATTTACCCGGAGAAATAAATAAATGGCAATTGTTAACATTAACGTCTCGGTGACCAATCCACCGAAGCCCTCTCAGCTGCTCAAATCCGGCGCGATGATCTCCATGGGCGGAACAACCCTGGCTGCAGGTGAGTATCAGCTCCTGACAACGAAAGACGATCTGAAGGATATCACCTCACCGGCTAAAACTATTTCAACGATCACCTGGGCAACCGGCGTGGTCACGGTGACCCTTTCTGCGGCGCATGGCTGGAATGTTGGAGACACTATCCCGCTGGTAGTCTCTGGCGTTACTCCAGCAGCGTATAACCGCGCCGTAACGGCCACCGTGACCACTTCTACCGCCTTCACTTATCCGCTGGTGACTGACCCCGGCACGGCAACAGTTATGGGTACGGTGAAAACAGTGGCGGCAAACGAAATCATCGAGATGAACACCACGTTCTGGTCCCAGGGAACTACCCGCGCGGTCTATGTGCTGGAGCTGGGTGATGTGTCTGTTGCGGCTGCTGTGGCTGCACTGGCCGACTTCATCGATGAGGATATTTCTCTGGGCAATACCTACCAGAAATTCTTCTCGTACCTGGTGCCGCGCGAATGGGATGGCGAAACGACGTTTAAAACCCTGACAGGTCTGTATACCAGCCCGGCGTCACTGGTCTATTTCTTTGTCACCACCACGATTGCCACCTATCCGGCGTGGGTCGCCACCAAAAACAAATCTGTGCTTGCAGGTGTGGAGTCGACAAACATCCCTGCGGGCGAGTTTTCCATGGCGTTCCCGTTCCAGTCCTCGCTGGTAAACGATCCTGGCTCTTCAAACATGGTACCGCCAATGGCGTACCGATTTGGTTACGGGGTTACAGAGTACCCGGTAGAAGGCAATGGAACGCTGCTGAAGCAACTCCAGGACAACAGCATCAACTACGTCGGCACCGCCGCGGAAGGTGGGCTGAGCAACAAAATGCTGGTGGCAGGCCACATGCTTGACGGCAATCCGTTCAACTACTGGTATTCAGTGGCCTGGACTGCAATCAACCTTGAGCTGGATCTGGCCAACGAAATCATCAACGGGTCAAACACCACTGTTAACCCGCTGTACTACGAGCAGAACGGCATCGACCGTCTGCAACGCCGCGCGCTGAAGACGCTGCGCAACGGCATCAGTTACGGCCTGATCCTGGGTCGCGTGATTGGTACCGCACTGACGCAGCAGGATTTCAATACCGAGTACGAGAAAGGCACGTATGCCGGGAACGCAGTAATTAACGCCGTTCCGTTCGCGAATTACACCAGCCTGAACCCGTCAGATTACGCCGATGGCAAATATAACGGCCTGAGCGCCGTGATGACGCCGCGCCGCGGCTTCGAATCCATCACGTTTAACGTGAACGTAACCAACTTTGTAGGGGCGTAAAAAATGGCAAACCCATTAGTACCGCAGGGATTCCTTAATCGTGTACGCGGCGCGGTGTCGGTAACTGACGTGCCTGCGCTGAACATCACCGCCTCTTATCTTGGCAAGGATGGGATCAGTATGCGTCCTGACGGCGCGGCTACGGATATCATCCCGACAATGACCGGCACTGTAGGCAGCCAGGCGCCCTATCAGCAGGTGACCGTCACCGTCCATCTGCTGCGTACCCAGGGGCTTAGCGACAGCTACAAAAACCGCTTCGCCACCGATACGGCACTGGGCGAGGTGGTGATCACCCCTGACGCGAACACGCTCAGTAATTTCACCGTGCTGAACGCTTATCTGGTGAACTTCAACGAACTGCCGTTTACCGGTATGGATGCCGGGTACGTGGTGACCATCAGCGGCTACATCCTGGCTAACGACAACATGTGGGTCTGATTGTGAAAATTGACAAAAAGCTCAACCTGGTAACAAACATAACCCGGGAAGACGGGTCAATCGTGTACCTGCATGTGACCCCGTTCCCGTATGAGGTGGTGGAGGAGCATTGCCTGCTGCTGGGCAACCTCTTTACCAACTTCATCTCACAGGTCGGCGGTCTGGGATCGGCGCGCGTCGCCGCGATGATGCTCCGCAAAAAGCTCAAGCGCGAGCAGGAGCTGATGGACGAAGCTAACCAGCAGGCCCAGCAGGCCCAGCAGGCCCCAAACATCGTTGACGAGATCCAGCGCCTTACGTCTGTGGTCTGGAATGACTGCGGTGCCTGGAAAACTGCATCTTTCGAAGTCGCGATGAAGCAGGGGATTATCTCTCCTGACGAATACCGCGAAGTTGAAGGTGAGGTGGTTTTTTTTATGGTTACCTCTGCCATTCAGAAAGCCCATCTGATCGCCCCGACGGTGGGCTCAGTGATCGGCATGTTCGGTGGGCAACTCGTATCATCGAGCGTTACGGCGTTCCGCGATTCCTTGCAGACGTCGAATCCTCCTACCGATACCCAGACCCAGAATGCCCAGCCGGAAACGTCGCATATACCCTCCTAGACTGGGCGTCGAATGAGGGTTTCTGGCGGGTAATCAGGGAAATAACCGGCGAGGAGTTCGCCAGCCCGGCGCAGTACCGCCAGCGTTACATCATTTCCGCGCTAAAAGACAGGGGTTCCTTCAATGGTGGCTAAGTCTATTGTCGATATTGACGTAAATGACGACAAATTTGTCGCGTTTATGGAGAAGTTTAAAGAATATCAGGCTGCACTTGAGGACCTGCCTGAAGCATGGCGCGGGCTGGCGCATGGCGCCACTGATGCCACCAAAGAGACGGCGAAAGCGAAAACAGAGGGCGACCTACTGGCTAAAGCTTTTTCGGAGGGGGCAAGCGCGATTCTGTCGATAAACAGCGGCATTGAGCGGCTTACCGACAGCCTGGACCGGGCGAACAAAAGTCAGGAAGACTTCAACAAGAAAACTCGCTCATCAAAGGGGTTTTTGAGTGACGCCACGAAGGACGCGAAATCTCTGGCCGGGCACATCAGGGATGCCACCACAAGCCTGCTGTCATGGGGTGGCATCGTCGGCCTGTTCACCGGCGTGCTGGGCGTAGGTGGTCTGTTCGGCCTGAACCGTCTGGCGGCCACAACTGGTTCCCAGCGTTTCACCTCTCTCGGGATCGGTACGAGCATCGGCGCGCTGGACTCCACAGCCATTAACTACCAGAAAGCGCTCGGCAACCCAACAGCAACGCTGGGGGCTATTCGTGACAGCCAGATGGACCTGTCAAAGCGCTGGCAGTTCCAGGCTATGGGCATTAACAACCCTGACCAGGACCCGGCCAAACTTCTTCCGCAGCTGATTCGCAATGCTCGAGACATCTTTGTCAAAAACGGCAGCACTCTGCAGGGAGCCAACGCCTACGGCCTGACGAACTTCTTCAGCCTTGATGACCTGAATCGCTTTAAAAACATGAGCGATGAAGAAATAGATGCGATGGAACGGCGGGCGCAGAAGGATGCGAAGTTACTGCAGATCACCGATCAGCAGGCACGGCAGTGGCAGGATTTCAACGTCCAGCTGGATTACAGCTGGCAGAGCATCCGTAATACGTTTGTGCGCGGGCTCGGTCCGTTAACCCCGCAACTGAGCAAGCTTTCTGATGCGCTGGCAGGTGCCATTGATACGGTGCTGCAGTCGCCAGAACTCGGTAAGTGGATTGATGGTCTGGCTGGCGGAATAGAGCGCTTCGGGAAATACCTTGCATCGCCAGAGTTCACCAAAGACGTTGACAGCTTCATGGCCGGCATCGAAAAACTTGGGACGCTCATCGGTAAAGTTTACGACTGGGTCGTGGGTAAAACCGACATCTCCGTATCGGATGTGACTTCCGGATCCTCAATACTGAGCAACAAGACAGTCACTGACCCGAAGACCGGGCAGACTTACACGCCTGGTTCTGAAGATGACCCTCGGGTGTGGGGATGGCTGAAGGGTGTTAAGCGCTTCTTCTCCAGTGGTGATGTTAAGCCGGTTGACCCAACCCCTGCTGATGTCACCGCGAAAGGCAGGACGATCGCCGACCGGTTCAATAACCCGACCAATCTGCGCTGGGCAGAGGGGTACGGCACGCACAACACGCAGAGCGGAAAATTTGCGGTATTCCCAACCCTCGATGAGGGTGTGCTTGCATCGGCGAAACAGCTGCAAATTTATGGCACCCGCGGCATCAACACAGTCAGCGAAATAGCGAAAAAATGGGCGCCGTCGAATGAGAACGACACAGCGGAGTATATCCGCCACGTCGTTAAAACGACCGGGCTTGGCGCTAACGACAGGTTGAATCTCAACGACCCTGCAATTCTGGCAAAACTCATTTCCGCCATGTCCACGAAAGAGGGAGCCGGGAACCGGGTTAGCGAGGGCGCGGTTATCCAGATATTCAACAACACAGGCGGCAATGCCATCGTTTCATCATCACAGCTGGGAGTGACTGGATAATGGCATTTACTCGTGAACTCTACCGGCTTGGCTTTGAAATCTCACCGGTTATCCTCTGCAATGGAGTTGCGGAGGCTATCCCTGGCGGCATGCTGCCCATAGTGGCACTAACCCAGAGTGCCAGCTTTGTGACCGGGCTGATAGGAGGGGCAATTAACCTTACTGATCTGGATAAATATTTCTGTCACTGGCGTCCTGTTCAGGGCGCAACGATGGTCGACTACGACATTGCTAAATACCCATTTGCTAACCAGACCGTCGCGGCTAACGCGCTTCTGGCTCAGCCGTTGAGGGTCAGCCTGATGATGGACGCGCCGGTGAACGAGAATACCGGCGCTATGACCAAACTGGTAACCCTAAGCTCGCTTCAGGCGGTGCTTCAGGCACATGCCAACCTGGGCGGTACTTACATCGTGGCCACCCCGTCGCTGATATATAACAACTGCATCCTGAAAACGGTTAAGGACAACTCAGCCGGTAATGATCCGCTTCCTCAGCGCTCCTGGCTCTGGGATTTCGAGCAGCCGCTTATTACCGAAACCGCAGCTGACCAGGCCGTAAACAGTTTCCTCAGCAAAATTGATGGTGGTGACCAGAACAACAGCAGCGCATGGACAAACACTGTCAGTGCGCTGGGTAACACATCGCTTGGCGGTTCGGTTACAGAGGCGATAACGGGCGTGATCGGCAAACTGCAGGGGGTATTTGGCATATGAGCACCGTCAATTACCCGTTTACCGGGCTTGAGAGGAAGAGCATGACGTTCTCGCCGGTTCTCGACGGGACGGTCTACACCTGCCAGATGAAATGGAACATCGCCGCGCAGCGCTGGTATTTGCTGATCACCAACAGCGCCGGCAACCCGGTGCTGAATACCGCCGTTGTTGGGTCGACTTCTTCAGGTGGAATAAACCTCCTGAATGGGGTGTTCACATCGACGACCATGATCTGGCGTGAAAAAAACGGGCAGATTGAGGTAACGAGCTGATGCGCTATTACGAAATTAACATTTTTGATGGCGACACCTTAATTCAGCAATATTCCAGCCTGAAGAACGGAGTCTATAACCCGGGCGCGCTGATGGTCGAATTCGACATCATGCGCTTTGGTGAATCAACGCCAGCAGGGGAAACGCATCTCACTGTGTGGGGCATCGGCCCTAAAGATATGCAGCAGGCCAGACAGAACCTCTACGGTAAGCGAATTCAGATCTTTGCCGGAATGTCGAAAGGGTTGCCGCTGGCGGGAGTGTGGGACAAAAAGCTTGCCATAGAGGGGACCATTTTCCAGGTGTTCGGCAACTGGCAGGGCACAGAGCTGCGGCTGGACTTCATCATTGTGTCTGGCCCCGTTAACACCACGGCCCGCGGGCAAATGATTCCTCTCCAGCTGACCATGCCGTGGTCTATGGGGCAGAAACTTTCCGTTGCACTGACACAATGTGTAATGACGATGGGAGGGTTTACGCCGAACATAAGTATCAGCGACAGGCTGACGCTGAATTACGATCGCCCCATGTTTTGCGGCTCCCTCGCTGAGTTGGCAAAAAACCTCAGGGCATTTTCGCTGTCCCGCATCAAAGACCCAGGATACACGGGCGTTGAAATTGCCGTGGTAAACGGCAACGAGATACGGGTGTGGGATAACGACTACGCCAATCACCCCGATCAGGGCTCAAAGACCAGCGCGACGGAAAGAAGCAAAAACCCCGTCCAGATAAATTTCAATGATCTGATCGGCCAGCCAACGTGGATCAGTTTTGGCGTTGTCAGCGTCATCTGCGTTATGCGCGCTGACCTGCAGACTGGGGACCATATCCTGATGCCGGAGAAGGCCAGGCCGATGATTCAGGCTTCTTCTTACTCCCAGTTTCGAGACGACTCTGCCTTTAACGGTGAATTCGTCGTTCAATCGGTGCGGTTGCTGGGTAACAGCAGGCAGCCTACAGCTGAGGCGTGGATCACCGTGATTGAGGCATACCCGGCGGAGGCGGTTAAGACAAAATGAGCGTTGACCAGAAGCTAAATTTCGGCCGGAACATGAACCGGTTCGCTGAGCAGAAGTTTAATGAGGCTTTTCAGGCGGCCGGGAAAATCCTGCCTGCCAGCATTGTTGAGCAGCAGGGAAATATGGTCACCGTGGCTTTCGAGCTGCATGACACGCCATATGTGTTCCCGAATGTCACCATCCCTCTTTTCGGCCCGCAGTACATCCGCTATCCGATGCAGCCGGGGGACAAAGGTATTGTCATTCCTGCTGACACATATCTCGGCGGTGTCAGCGGGCAGGGGGGAGGCGTTGCCGATCTCACGCCACCTGCAAACTTAAGCGCCCTGGTATACCTGCCAATCAGCAACACGGAATGGGAGGCTGTCGACGGGAACGTTGTCACTATTTACGGGCCCGAGGGCGTTACCATTCGGGACCAGGGAAGAAATACCACATTTCTGTTAACGCCTGACAGCGTGACGATTGCGGCCGTCGATTTGTTTAAGGTAACAGTCGGAAGTACGGTACTAACCCTTACGCAGGGTATGTGGAGCATCACAGGGCAGAGCGGAAAGCTACAGGACTCAACCGCCAGCACCAGCCCGCAGATTATGCACAACGGATGGGCCGCCCTGGTTGCATGGCTGAATTCTCATCAGCATTCAAACGGTAATGGCGGTGCAAACACTGGCGGTCCTACCACCACTTTCAACGGGAATATCACGCAATGAGAACCTACGGAAGAGACGCAGACGGCAAGTGGGTGCTGGTGGTGCCGGATGAAAATGGCTTCAACGACTCCATCTATCTTACGACGCTGATTCAGAATCTGAAACTGGCGCCGCAGGAGTCACCATTTTTTGCAAACAACGGCATACCGTCCCAGAGCTCGGTCATTCAGCAGGTGCTGCCTACCTACTATGTAGACAGGCTTCAGCGGCAATTTAGTCCGTATTTTTCATCGCTGCAGATCGCCCTTGTGAGTGATGACCCGCCTGTATACAACATTTCGGCGATTACGAACGCCGGTTCTAAAATTATCACAACGGTGAACGTATGAGTGATTTGTCCGTAAGCTATGACGCAGCCGGGCCCGTGCCGAAAACATCCGAAGAACTGCGCGCCGACTTAGTTTCAAGAGCCATTGAGTTATCACCTGGTATCACTACGGACCTCCCCGGATCACTTATCGAGGATATCGTCGGTACAGACGTTGGCGCGCTACTCATGGCCGATCAGATTCGTGTCGACCTCATCAACTCCGTAGGCCCGCTGAAAGCCAATATGTACATGCTGAACCTTCTGGCCCAGCAGGCAGGTATCAGCCCGCAAAAAACTGAAGGGGCGACTACGGTTCCAGTGACGTTCTCGGGACCTGCTGGATTCGTAATTCCCCAGGGTTTTTTGGTCAGCGATGGCACGCATACCTACCAGATCTCCGACGCGACGATAATCTTGTCATCAGGTGTCAGTTCAATGGTAACAGCTATTGCAACGAACACAGGATCTTGGGCTGTTCCGGTAGGTTCAGTTAACCAGATCCTTACCAGTCTGCCGTCGGACATTACACTAACCTGTACCAACCCTGTTGCCGGTACGCCGGGTGGTTCACCTGAAACCAATTACGAGTTTCGCGAGCGCGTCTGGGAAGGCCAGATGTCAACCGTTCAGGGGTATCCTGGCTTTATCCGCCAGAAGCTAACCGACCTGAGCAATGTTCAGGCCCGACTGGTTTCTGTGGTTCAGAACGGCAATGCCTGGATTGTGATGTGCGGTGGCGGTGATATCTATGAAATGGCCGGGGTCATTTATAAGTCAGCTGGCGACATCAGCAGGCTCAAGGGCGCAGACCTGAATGTCACCGGGATCACCAATGCGAACCCTGGGGTTGTCACGACTGACATCACTCATGGTTTCAGCTCAGGTCAGGTGATTCGTATCACCGGCGTAACAGGGATGAGTGGCGTCAACAACGTTGACCTTACCATTACCGTACTGAGCCCCCACACTTTCTCTATTGGCATCAATACCACCACCTCCGGGGCATGGACAGGCGGCGGAATTGTAACCCCGAACCTGAGGAATAACGTTGTCACGATCAACGACTGGCCTGATAACTACGTCATACCCTTTGTTATCCCGCTGCAGCAGCTGGTGACGATTAAGTTTGAGTGGGCGACGGAAAGCGCCAACTATCTGACTGACGCGACTATCGCCTCATTGGTTTCACAACCGGTTATCAATTATGTAAACGGGATATTCGCCGGAAAGCCGATGAATATCAATAACGTCAAGGATGTCTTTCTTCAGGCGATTAACAGCACGCTCGATATGAGCCTGATTTCGACACTTAACGTTATTGTTACGGTGAATGGTGTAATCACAGGAGTGGATGCCGGAACCAACATTATCAGCGGCGATCCTTACAGCTACTGGTTCATTGCCTCTGACGGGGTTATCGTGGACGGAATATAATATGCTTGAAGATATCATTAAGTCTTACTTGTATACGCAGTATAACGACGATGATGATCTCCAGGCGTTCGTCACTGCGTATAACTCCATGGCCCAGGAAATTTATTCATGGATGATTAACGCCAACCTTCCGATATTTGTCGGCGGGTATAATGCTGGTGACCAGCTGAAATGGATAGCCAGAGGGATTTATGGCGTTAAGCCGCCAGTGCTGGTCAGTGGAAAGCAATCCGTTTTCGGTCCGTACAACGCTGTCCTGTTCAACCAGTTGCCATTCAATGGGCGAAAGGTGGTTAATCAGTCAGAGCAGGTTGTAGTTTCTGACGATCTTTTTAAGCGAATCATGACGTGGAATTTCTATAAAGGTGACGGGTATTACTTCACCATTCCATGGTTAAAGCGCCGGATAATGAGGTTTCTTACAGGCGTTGATGGAGTAGACGTCATTAACGATCAGAGATGGAGCATCTCAGTCCTTTTTTCTGATTCAGGAGCCAGTATATCCATCATAAAGGGATTCAGAAAAATAACAGAATCCTCAATGTTCAACAAATTTTCATACAACACGAAAACTTTTAACCAGAAGGATAGCCTTCTGATTAAAAGCACAGATTATGAGTATGCATCATTATTTAAGCAAGCATTTGATAGCGGGCTTCTACATATGCCGTTTTATCAACCAGTTACCGTCACTATCATCGGTTAACGTTCCTTTGGCAATATAGTGATATACCACTGATATACTTAAGACAATGACATATAATAAGTAACAATATTATTATTGCAAAAGTCGCTATGCTGAATTTCAAATTTTCTAACGGTGGAATTCCTTCATTGATCCACATATCGAAAATTAAATAAATAAGGAGCGCTGAGAGTAAAATTACTATCGCGTAAAGTGAGGATAAAATAAATTTTGAAAAAGAAACAATAATTCTATTCATTTTTAAAACCCCTGTCGCTGTTAATTTTAATTGAAACCAAGAGCCCACCTTGCGTGGCCTTTTTATTGCCCGAATCCCGGAGGATAAATGGCACTCACACTTTTAGCTGCAAACAATGCACAAACGGTGCTTGCAGCAGGAATTAGCGCCTCCGCTACATCAATGACTGTAAACACTGGCACAGGTAATTTGTTCCCATCCCCCGTTTCTGGGACAAGTTTCTTTAAGTTAACTTTAATTGACGCTGCCACAGGTCAAATAAGCGAGATCGTGCATGTAACTGGTCGATCAGGCGATACCATGACAATCAGTCGAGCACAGGAGGGTACTACAGCAAGGGCGTGGTCAGCAAATGACATTGCAGCAAACATGATGACGGCAGGGACGATTAGCTACATTATGTCAAACACACAACCACTTGACGCAATGCTCACAGCACTGGCTAGTCTCGACACAGTTAACTTGCAGTTTCCGGTATTTAATGGACCGAAAAGCATAGGGCTGGGTGCATTAACCAATTTATCATTAGACTTTCTTTCAAAATCAACTTCGGCTGATATGCTTAGCTTGTTGTCGGCTGCTCCAGTTAATAGCCCGACATTTACTGGTGACCCTAAAGCTCCAACTCCTGCTCCAGGTGATAATGATACGTCCATAGCGACGACAGCCTTTGTCGCAAATGCACTAACAGGTTATCAACCCAAAAGCACTCAATTGACCGAGTTTGCAAGCGTTACCTTGGCAAACTATACGTTCCCGTTCAGAAACGGTAGCGGGGTTATGCAGGGTGGATCGCTTTCCGTTTTGTCACTTGATTTTCTATCAAGATCAACGGCTTCAGATATGAGGAGTGTCCTTGGCCTTGGAAGTGCATCCCAGAGGGATGTGGGGACATCCAGCGGACAAATCCCTGATATGGGATCTTTTACCTCTGCAAAAAGCCTTATCGGCTACCAGAGACTGCCAAATGGAGTCATTTTGCAATGGGGCTCAGGCAATACCACAACTAGCGGTGCGAGCGTTACATTTCCAATAGCCTTTCCAACTACATGCACGGCAATTTGCGCCAATGAAAGGAATAATGCCGTATCTCCAGTAGTGGTCAATTTCTCAGGCGTTGGCACCACTGGATTCACAATCCAGGCATGGAACACTAGCGCCACAAGAGTAGATTCTTATATTAGCTGGTATGCAATAGGGTATTAAAAATGTACGCATATTCTAATGGTATTTTCTATCCTCTCTCGATGAGAGCGGACTATGAGTCGTCTGGTACATGGCCATCCAGTTATGTAGAGGTAGACGAAGATGTGTTTAATGAGTTCATCTCACCACCACCTGAAGGAAAACAACGAGGCACAGGAAGTGACGGCCACCCTGCATGGATAGATATTTCTACGAAACCAAACTCAGAACTACTGAAAGCTGCGCTGGCTGCATTAAGCGTTGAATATGCCAATGACTCAGAGCAATTAAACCGAGCGTGGCTTGCTGCTTCTGTAAATGATGGAGCGCAGGAAGTGCCAAAGAAAAATGCGGTGCTTGAGCAGTTAAATGCACGCAAAGTTAAGTATGCCGCTGATCGTGCAGCAGTAATATCTCAATATTCTTCTTAACGGAGCGAAATATGGCAAGTCAACAAGAAAACACACAGCAGGAATCGACTACAGAATCTACACCTGTGAGATTCTGCCCGATTTGCGGCACACAGATGGTTGTTGAGACCAAATACGAAATAGAATGCTGGGTTTGCCCTGAATGTGATTTCTGGAATCCGGTATGATAATCAATCATGCAGAGTTCAAACTCTGCATGATCTTTATTTTGCAGTGTGGTGCGTTCGTTTTTTAAAATATGGTATCCGCTTTGATTCTATGACGTTGAATGTATAATAAGAAACAAAAGCTGTCACTATCACTGAAACAATCATGCATGCAATTATATTTAAACTATAAGCCTCATAAACCCTCATCACGATGCATATAACTAAGACATGAGATAAGTAAGTTGAATAAGACCAGTCACCAAGGATGGAAAGATATTTAACAACCTTTCTTCCATTTAATCTGCTCTCACTAAGAGAGAAACATAAAACTATAACGCCACAAGGTATTCCTACAGATATATAATCATGATAGCTATTCGAAGCCAATATGAAACACAATGCCAATAATATCAGCCATAAACATAATTTTGAGTTAATTCCTTTTATTATTCCAGAGCGATAAAGCCACCCTACAAAAACACCTATCAAAAACTCATTAACTACCCCGTCAGCGTAAAATGAAGCATCATTGGAAACCCATGCGATAATAGAAGATATTGAGATTATTAAAAAAGAGATGATAAGCAAATAATTCTTTCTTGATATCAACAAAGCAAAGAATGATGCAACATAAAAATACATTTCATAGTTTAGGGTCCAGCCTACTGTTAAAAAAGGAAGATGAACCCCGAACTCCGTGTTCATGTATGGTATGAAAAGCAAACTCTTTATCACTTCGTTAATTTCTACACTAGGTTGCAGAACTATCCCTGGCAATAACATGGTTGCCATAACGGCGACAAAAGTATAAAACCAGTATAAAGGAACAACGCGCCACAAGCGTTTAGCGAGAAAGATAAATGCGGAAGAACTTGAACCAATTATGCTGTTATAAATAATAAAGCCACTAATAACAAAAAAGAGATCAACACCAGAGGCAAATTTTAGGATAATAGAATCAATATATTTATATCCGACTCCAGACGGAAGCATGATCTGATGAATGTGATGAACTACAACCAACCACGCAGCAATCCCCCTAAGAGACTGAATTGATTTAAGCAT